CGTCGCCGGCGGCAAGACCGTCCGCATCACGACCCAGACCTACAAGCCCGGGTCGGCATGGATCACGCTCGTCGTCATCGACGATAACCAGTAACTCGGTGGTCAAAATCCAGCTAGACCAGACCTCGGTCAATAAGTTCATCGCAACCCTGCAACGGTTCGCGGCGAAGACGGGGCAGTCTATGCGCGATGCTACCCTCGAGCAGGCGGCCCTTATCTGCCAAGACGCTGCGACCTTCACCCCTCCTATGCCAAAGGGCGGAGGCCGTGGTCTGTCCAAGGCGGCTCAGACCGCAGGTGATGACGCCGTGGCCGGAGACATCCGCAAAATCTTCGTGGCGGCTAATGATCGCAACTCCAACTCGGCCTCGGCCCTGCTGACCAATCAGCTCGCCTACGCAACTAAGTCTAACGACCTAAGCCTATTCAACAAGGTCATCGGAGGCGGTAAACTCGAAGCCCTCAAGGGACTGTCCCCAATCATGCGCAAGATTGCCAATGACCAGGACCACGCGCGGGCATTTGCCAAGGCGAAGAACTACTTCAACACGACCAACCCAGTAAAGACGGACTATGGTCAGGGTTTTGTCGGCGACTTGCGTGATCCGCATAACCGCATCAAGGGCAAGTTCGGCGGCCGCATCGGTAAGAACGTCCGCCCGACTAAAATCAAGCTGCTCGTCGAGAGCAAGGGTGACCTCTCCTCGTACATCAAGGAACGTCAAGCGATGGTCGGCATGGTAAAGTCCGGCTGGGCCTCGGCCCTACGCTCACTCCCTAAGCCCAAGATTAACGGCATCGAAAAGAACTTTGGTACAGACCTGCTGGCCGTAGCCTGGATTAACCGCCACGCTACCCGCGGCACCAGTAACCTCGTCGCGGATACCCAGAACAAGAACATCGAGCTGACGGTTACAAACAGCCTAGGCAATGTGAACAACATTGGCGTCGATGCCTCCGTCATCCCGCTGGTCATCGTCAACCGCCGCAAGCAAATGACCCTGCGTATGCGTAAGCATCTTAAAGACGCCGCCGCGTCTACCAAGACCTCCTAAACTTTATGGCCTCTAAATCCATCCGACACATCGTCGAGTCTACCGTCGCGACCTACCTCGCGGCCCAGACCGACCTGACCACCATCGCCTTCCTGACGGGCGACAGCGCCGCTACTCAAACCCTACCCAAGGCAGTCGTCCTCTGCGAGTCTGCCCGGGCTCCTGGCGACCTCCCCGAGGGCCTAGGCAACTACTCCTGCTCAGTCCGTATCACGCTCTTTTCAAACGCCGACGACACCACCCTCGCCGATCACCGCCTCCGCTGCGCGGCCCTTGTCGGAAATATGCGTGACCTGACCTCCATCAAGGCTGCCTTCACGGCCACGGGTGACGCGTCCTGCTATGACGTTACCATCGGCTCCGAGGACGAAGGGGTCGATGAACGCTCCTGGGCGACCTCCTTCAGTTTCGACATCCTCACGGTCTTCCCGCCGGCTTAATTCCAAACCGCCCAAAGGTATATGGCCGCCATCTCAAACGGAGTTACCTGCCTCTATGGTGTTACAGGTACTGTCACTAATCTCTTCGTCCAGAGCTATTCTGTGTCCTCCTCGTTTAATGCGGAGGCCACTGTAGTCGATGAGACTGGTGTTACTAAAACCCACCGTCTCGACGATCGTAAGTCCGAGATTACGGTTGAGGGTATCTGTAAGACTAACGACATGCCATTACTTGGCGGCGTACTTAGCTTCACGACCAATGCTAAGACAGCCTATCCTTCTGGACTAGCTTCCGTATCCTTTGTCGGCACCATCACCAAGATTGATGAAAAAGGAACCAACAAGGGTTTCACTTCGGTCACCGTGACGGCCATCGATTACGAAGGCATCACGCCTGCCTAATTGACTTGGCCCCAAGTGGGCTAGACTAGGCGTATGGATAAACGGTTCCTAAACGCCTTCATCGACCCGGCACCTCTCCCAAGGATGTTGGGTCGAACTCTTTACCCGTGGTGCCTCAAGTACCGCGTGCGCCTGACGGCCTTCGAGTCTCCATTGGTTACTGGCTCCCGTGGAGTTACTCCCGCCGATCTGCTCTTCGCCTGTCAGGTATGCGCTGACGAAGAGGTTGGCGGTCGGCTTGGCTGGAAGGACCAGCTGCGGATCATGCGCCTGATGCGTAACCCAGCCCGATTTGAATCTTACCTCAGTGCCTTCGCGGACTACATCCTCGTAACGCACTGGCCAAAGTTCTGGGAGCAGACCAAAAAACAGAGCGCCGGAGACAAGGGCGTACCGTGGCCCCTCAGTATAGTTGCTAACCTCATTGCATCAGGTATCGAAGAGAAGCGGGCGTGGGAGATGCCGGAGTGTCAGGCCATCTGGCTAAACTCCGCCCTGGCTATCTCCAAGGGTGCGGACGTAGCCATCATGTCGCCGGAGGAGGAAGCCTTCATGGCCGAAGAGGAAGCCAAGGACGCGGCCGCGGCGGCTGCTTCCAATCCTGCAAAGGTACCGACTCCCTGACGACTATGGCCGACGCAGAACTATCCGCAAAAATCTCGACCACGTCTGACATTCCGCAGGCGATGGAAAAGGCAAAGAGCGCAGTTGTCTCATTAGAAAAACAGACAGAAGCTATTCAAAAAAAGTTCAGTACGGCATTTAAGGACGTTGCTCTAGCGTATGTGGCACCTCTTGTAATCTTTCAATCAATAGTCGGCGCCATTGGTGCTTCGATTGAAAAAGCTAAACAAGACGCAAAGGACGCTATCGATTTTGCTGCCAAGGGAGAATCTAAATACCTTGGATCAGGAACAGTTGCTTCAGCTCGTGAAGTTAAAAGCCGTCAGCAAGATGCTCTAGACCGCAAGAACGCTGAACTTGCCCGTCAGGCATTAGCTGAGGAGCAAAAGAACCAAGGCGGGTTTGCAGGGTTTGGTGGCGAGGGAGATAAAGCCTTAATTCAATACGTCAAAGAAGGAAAAGGAGTAATGAACAAAGTAGGCCGATATGCTAATGCAATCGGTATGTTCTGGGGAATTAATAGCATTAGCAAAAATGAAGCTATGCAAGATGTACTAGAACGCCGTTCAATCGACAGGACTCCGTATCAGCCAGACATAAATGCCAATAAATTAAAGGCCGCTCAAGAGTCTAAAGAGCTCGCTGAATTGAAGCAATTTGCTAACCGTAGCAAGCCCGGTGAAATCCAAGGCTACGGCAACGTCATCGGCGTTGGCTCCAACATCGCCATGGAAATGGCACAGATGCAAATTGACGAACTGAAGCGCCACACCGAACTTCTACAAATGATTGCGACCAAGGAGGCCGCAACTAGCGATTTCTCAAAGGGAGATAAGTCAGTGGCCGCACCCTCTCGTTCTAAACTCCTATCCGGTAAATAATTTATGCCATATACACCTGTACGCGTTAATCAGGGCAATGCCCTAACTGACGCCATGCTCCAGCCTGGCTGGAACGTAGCTACCGACGGCTATGGCCTCTACACTGGCCGGTGCGTCTTCAAGATGAATCGAACTGAAGCCATTAGTGGTTTGACTTCGTTTGCCCGCGGGTCCGCCCACCCCATCACGGAGTTTAATTTCATGGCTGTTCATAAGATTGAGGTCGTCTATGATCAGCTCGGAATTGCCACTATCACCGCCGAGTACATCGGCGTCAAGAACGGCGATTATAATTGGACTAATCCAAACGTAACTGGCTCTATGGGTTTGACCACTGAACCCATCACGGCTCACCCGAACTTTTTCGTGGCGGCTACGGGCTTTGCTGGAGCATCTTCTCCCATTGCAGGAAAGCCTTCAGACTTTGGTGGCGCTTATGATGATTCAACTCTTGGGCCTCCAGTTACTATCCTTTCAACTAGCCTGCCGGTAAAGCCTGTCGTTGTCCCTTCATCGGAAGGTTATCACGGCGCCTGCTTCGAGCGTGGAGAAGGTGGTCGTTTTATTGGATTCGTAGATCCAGACTATCCTCAGTACTACGGAAAGACGAGCTACCTTGCCCAGGTCACATCTTTTTCAGGGGTGCTTTATTTCAAGTCTACAGAGACGCTAAAGACTGCGGCCTTCCGTTCTGCTGTTGGTACAACCTCTGGAAGCAATAACTTCTGCTCTACGGTCAAGGTGCTCCCTGACTATATCGGAACGACATTTTTGAATGTAACTGACGATTGTATGCTTCTCTCTCAGGTTAACTTTGAAGATTACGGTAGCGTATTTAAGTGCTCCTACGAGATCAGGTATAACCCAAACGGCTATCCGAAGGGCGTTTACAAGAACGGCGAATAAAATGCAAATTAACCCGGGTTCAGGATATACCTTCACGTCATCCGCTTCAGGCCATAACCTGAGCATTAATGACACTTGGTCTACATGGTGCGAATACCCTGTCGATAATGCCGCTAAGCACCCATTCCAAGTCACTGACCTAGGACCTAAGACGGTCGGAGGAACGCTCTCCTATTGGTTCACGGTCCAGCCAGGACTAGTCAATAACCTAG